TATTTCAAATAATAAAAAGATAATTATGAAAACTTTTTTACTTGTAATATCACTTTTATTTTCTGTAAATCTATATTCTCAAAAAGTTACTTTATTGTATGTTAATTCAAGTTGGAATAAAAGCAACGACTATAAAAACTTAAGCACACTTAAAAACGTAAGAATTTTAAAAGTTAATTATGATGATCAACCAAAGAAGTTTAGAGAACAAGTAAAATCTGTTCCGGCTATAATATTGTTTGATGAAAACAACAAACTAAAAAGAGTGTGGGAAGGTGGTTTATCAATGAGATTAAATGTCGAGCCTAAAGAGATACAAACAATGATAAATAAAATAATAGGACAATAAATTGAACTATTTTCATAAATAAATATTTTCGTATATTTACACAAAATTAATAACAATAAAAATTACATAAATGGCTACAACCGGAGTATTTAACGGAACTAACTTAATTTTAACAGTGGAAGGTGCCACAGTTGGACACACTACAAGTTGTTCAATGTCTTTATCAATGGACACGCCGGAAGCTACAACCAAAGATTCAAACGGCTTTTCTGAGTACATCGGAGGAGTAAAAGGAGGAGAAATATCTTTTGAAGGATTAGTAGTATATGACGATAGCGCAAACGCTATTGAAATGGCTGATTTTCTTTTGGCAAGAACTCAATTAACTTGTGTTTTTGGAACTGCTGAAACTGGAGACGCAGTTTATACTGCTGAAGCGTTTTTATCTAGTGTTGAAATGTCTGCTGAAATGGAAGCTGCCGTAACTTATAGCGGATCTTTAACCATTACCGGAGCAATTACTAAATCAACTAACTAATTAATTTTAGTTTACTTATATAGGGCCGCCGTCAATATTTGGCGACGGCCTTTTTTTACATTAATTTTAAACCTTAAAAAATGACAAACAAAAAAAGAGGTTACATTGACATCAAAGTTGGTAACAAAAACAGAACTCTTCATTTCTCAATGAACTTTTGGTCGGAATTTACCGAGCAATTAGGAATAAGTTTAGCCGATATTGGCGGAGCATTTCAAAACGGAATATCAATAAAAGGATTAAGAGCCTTAGTTTATTCTGCAATCTTAGCAAACGACCAAGAAAACGGAAACGAAATAGATTATAATTTATTTACTGTTGGCGCTTGGTTGGATGAATTAGACGCTGAAAAAATAAATGAAATTGTTGAGGTAATGCTACAATCTAAAATTTTAGGTAATAGTTTAAATGGCGAAACTGAAACTAAGGGAAAGCGTCAGCCGTCAAAGAAGAAGTAAATTTTGAAACTTTAACTGATCACTACATTGGATTAGTTGGAATAAATCCTGACGATTTTTGGCGGCAAACCTGGAGAGAAAACGCTTTAATTGCGCAACACTATCATAACAATATTAACTTAAATTGGGAGCAAACTCGTTACATTGCCGTAATGATTCACAACGTGCAATGTGAGAAAAAATCCCAAATGTTAAAGCCTGAAGATTTATTTCAATTACCAAGTGATATTGTAAGAAAAAAGAAACGCTCAGAGCCTAAATCTACCAAAAAACAAATGGATGATTTTATGGCAAAATATGAATCAATGACTAACAAAAAGACGTTAAATTAAAAGCGTCTTTTTTTTTGTATTTTTGTTTCAACTTATTTAATACTATGGCCGAACAGAATTTAAAAATAAATATCACCGGAGATTCCTCCAAGTTAAAAAACGCACTAAGTTCTGCGAGTTCTAAATTATCAAGTTTTGGCTCAAAGATGCAAAGCGTTGGAAAGTCATTATCAACAAGACTGACTTTACCTTTAGTTGCTGCCGGTGGTGCCGCTACAAAAATGGCTTTTGATTTTGACAAGTCTATGACTTCAATTCAGGCGCTTGTAGGTGTTACCGCAGAAAAGGTTTCAGAAATGGGTGAAGCCGCTAAAAAAATGGCGGTTGATACCGGTAAAAGTTCAAAAGAAGCAGCCGAAGCGTTGTTTTTTATAACTTCAGCGGGTTTACGAGGTAAAGAGGCAATGGATGTTTTAGAAATGTCTTTAAAAGCGGCGGCAGTAGGTTTAGGAGAGACAAAAACAATTGCTGATTTATCAACTTCAGCAATGAACGCATACGGCTCAGAAAGTTTATCTGCCTCAGATGCAACTGATATATTGACGGCCGCAGTTAGAGAGGGAAAACTTGAAGCGTCAGCGTTAGCCGGTGCAATGGGTGGAGTTATTCCTTTAGCATCAAATATGGGAGTTTCTTTTGATCAAGTTGGTGCTGCAATGGCCGCAATGTCAAAAACGGGAACAGATGCCGCAACCGGTGCAACTCAATTAACGGCAATACTAGCATCATTAAAAAAACCTAGCAGTCAGGCAGTAGATGCTTTAGATGCTATGGGAATGTCTACTGAAGGCGTTCAGCAATCACTAAGAGAAAAAGGCCTTTTAGATACTTTGATAATGTTGCAAGAGGGTTTAAAACAAACCGGACAAGATACAACTGCATTATTTCCAAATATTAGAGCATTAAAAGGAGTTTTAGATTTAACCGGTGCCGGTATAGAGGATAATAAAAAGGTTTTCGATGCGCTTACTGATTCAATGGGTGCAACCGACAAAGCGTTTGAAAAAACGGCTAAATCTGCATCATTTAAAATGACGCAAGGATTTAACGCAATGAAGGAGTCTTTAATGGAGGTTGGTCAAGTTATTATGATAACAGTGGCGCCATTGATAAAAAGATTAGGAGATTTTTTCACTTCACTTTCTGAAAAATTCAAAGCGTTATCGCCACAAACAAAAAAATTAATAGTTGTTTTAGCGGGTATTGCTGCGGCATTAGGGCCAGTTTTAGTTTTGGTCGGTAGTTTAATAAAATTTTTGCCGTTGTTGGGTTTAGGATTTTCAAATTTAATGTTTGTTATGACCGGCCCTATTGGTTTAATTGTTGCCGGATTGACTGCAATTTCAGTTGTTATTTATAAAAATTGGGCGGGAATACAATCCGCTTTGGTAAAAATAGGAAACTATTTTATAGAATTATACAATAATTCATTGCCTATTCAATTAGCAGTAAATACGCTAATAATGAATTTTAAAAATATGTTAGCCGTTGGAAAGTTTGTTTTTTCTACTTTTTTAACAATAATAAAAACTTTTGCAATAAATTTTATGACACTATTTAAAGGAATAGGCGACATTTTAATGGGTGTTTTTACCTTTGACGAAGACAAAATTGTTCAAGGTTTTACAGACTTAACAACTGGCTTAAAAAACAATTTTACAAATGCATTTGATGCAATTAAAACAGACGCCTCAATATTAGGTGGATCTGTTGTTGATAATTTTAATGAAGCGATACAACAAAAAACAATTGCAAAAATAGTTATTCCGGTTGAAATGGCGGTTAGTGGTGCCGGTACAAGTGAAGAAAGTGTTGCTCCAAGTAGTGGTGGCGGTGGTGGTGCCGATAGTGGTTTTGGAGGTGTTCCAACAAGACCAATGGCAACCTCTGCAATGGATGGAATCAGCGGTGCGGGAATACAAACTCCGATTAGCGATATGATTGCAGCGGATACTGAAAGGATTCCGGAAGTAATGCGTGAGCAACAAACCGCATTGTCACAATCTAGATTAGACGCTTTAAATAGAGCCGCTGAATTTAATCAAGGTGTTAATAGAATTTTATCACAAGGAGCGTCTCAATTAGCAAATGGAATTGGAAATGCAATAGGAAGCGCAATCACCGGTGGTGGTAAAATGGCAAACAAATTATCCAAAGTGCTTTTAGGAACTATCGGAGGTATGGCAGTTCAATTAGGTAAACTAGCAATAAAAATTGGTATAACCCTTGAAAAAGTTAAATTAGCCTTTAAAGGCCCGTCAGGGTTTTTAGCTATTGCTGCGGGTGCGGCTTTGGTTGCTTTAGGAAGTTTGTTTAAAGCGGGTGCGGCTAAAATTGGCGGTGGCGGCGGTGGAAGTCGAGGTAGCGGCGGTAGTGGAAGCAGTTACACCGGAGGAAATACTGCCGGAGGTGCTACGGCTTTTGCAAATGGTGGAATTATTAGCGGCCCAACAATGGGATTGGTTGGTGAATATCCAGGAGCAAGACAAAACCCGGAAGTTATAGCGCCATTGAACAAGTTACAATCTATTATGGGCAAATCTAAAAATGGAGGAAATATAAATGTTAGCGGAGAGGTTAGAGTTGATGGTCAAGATTTATTGATTGCAATAGAACGAGCAAACGAAACTGCGGGAAGAGTTTACTAAAACAAAATAATGGCATACGGCGTAAAATATAGATTAGAGTTTTCCGATGTTTTAGGATATGGAAAAAAAGTTGAAATATTAAAAAAAGATTATACCGGCGACGTTCTTCCAATGGTAGGGGGTGCAAATCCGGTTTCAATATCTTGGCAATCTTCAAATGATTTTTACAATCCAATAATTGGCTCAAAGTGTCAATTATCTTTGTTTGTTACAGATGACGTTTCTTATGATGATTTTTATAAGTTCGATGAACGAGAATACAAAGTGATTGTTTACTATAAACAAACGCAATCAAACGAATATAATGATCGAGTTTCTAACGATGGCGGAAATATTGAAAGTATTGATTGTGTAAGTAATTTAATTGATAATTATACAGATACGGATGTTTGGGCAACTTATTGGTCAGGTTTTTTAGTTGTAGACAGATACAAAGAAAAAATGATTTCAACGCCTTTTGCGGTCAGTTTTAACGCTTTTGATGGATTAGGTACCCTAAACAATTTCAATGGCACAATTGGCTATAATAATAACAATGCGCCAATAAATATAACAAACCTTGAACGTATTTCAGAAATACTTCAAAATTTAGATTTAGATTTAGACATTTACATTGCATCTGATATAAAATACAGAACATTTGGCCCGGTAACAACTAGCGATTTTGAGAATATAACAACTTTAGATTTTGGTTTTGATGAACTTAATGGGGATTATGGATTGCTAAACGCAAAACAACAACTAGAACTTTTATTAAAACAATTTAATTTAAGAATATACCAATCATACAATAAATGGTATATTGTTGAGGTGACAAATATTTTTGATTATTACGTTAAAGATATTATTTACAATGAGTTACAAGAAACAGCAGTTACACCTACAAATATTAGAAATAGAATCACAACACAATATGAAAGCACCTCAAAAGAATATGTTGATTTTAGAAAATATAACTATCTAGGTGCTAGTCTTGTAAATGAAAGGAGACAAATACTTTTTAGCAATAAAAGCGATTTAAAAGAAACCGGAAATAGTTTGTCAAGAGAGTTTTTGCAACCAGCATCACAAGTTCATATTGTTGGAAGTTATTTAAAAACAAAAAACGCTTTTTATAATTCAGGCTTTGAATATGGAGATTATGGTTTTAATATTTTAGAAAGTCAGTCTGTTTCATATGGTTTTACGATAACAAACCCAGGTAGTGGATTTTTTCCTGACGGAACAAGAAACTACACGCCTACCGGTGGAAGTGGTACCGGTATGATTATAAGCGCAACAATATCTAGTGGAGGTGTTCAATCTTTTGTAATTACAAACAGAGGACAAGGATATTTAGTTGGAGATATATTAACAATTCCTTTTGACGATACTTTTGGAGTAAATTCTACTTTTGAAATTACTTACATACCATATTACGCAGAAATAGCAACTGATGAAATATCTTTTAAAGGAAGGCGTTCTTTAAAGTTTACAGATATTGCGCCAACTAGTGGATTCTTACAAATGTTTTCTTTTGAAACCGAAGTTTTTAATCCTCAGGAGGTAAAATATTCTGATTTTACTTGTAAGTTAAAATACTATTTTAATTTTTTAAATTCTCAAAACTCAAACGTATCGGCAATATTTCAATATTCAATTTTTACAACCTTAGGAAGTGTTGGATATTTTTGGGATGCTGCAACCGGAAAGTTTTCTTCAACTTATGGAGGTACTAATTTAATAACAACAGTGACGCCAAACAAATGGGTTGATTTAAATATTTCTTTAAATGATACTGATTTAAATATTGGCACAGATACAACAGCAACAATAAAATTTATTATATCCAACACAAAATGTTCAGATTCTGATTACAATACAACGTATTTTGATAATATGCAGATATTACAAACTAAAACATCGGCAGATCAATCGAATCAAACATTTATATCTAAACTCACAAACACTGGCATAAATACAAATATTAAAAAAGTTACTAGAATACCTGACCAAAAGTCGGGATATTTTAGAACTAGAGACGCAAATCCTACAATAATTTTTAAGCCAAATAGTATTGATTTAATGAATGTTTTAGGTAAAAATATATCTAATGATTACAGAGATTACGTCACAAGATATACTGGAACTTTTAGAAACTTAAAAAGGGAGCCAATGTCTATTCACAATAAAATATGGTTTTATTTTTCTGCCAATAATTATGATCCACAATCCACAATAATTGATGGCCTTACTTATAACTTAAAAAATGCAGAGTTTCAAGTTACGTCGCATTTGCCAAATAATGATGACGATACTCCAACAACTACCATAATAAATTAAACTTTTTCTTTTGTTTTGTTTGTCAGCCGTCGTTTAACAACTTTGTTACTCGGCGGTTTTTTTAAAAATAATTTTTTTATTTGAAAGTTTTTTTTTATTTTTGCGTAACAAAATAAATAGAAAATATGTTTGAAAACAACTTTAAAGCCGAAATGAAACGGCTAAATTTAAAGCGTTATGATGTTTGTAGATTGCTAGATTGCACAATGCCAACATTAAAATCACGTTTGCAAAATCCAAAATCTTTTACAATTAATGAAGTGTCAATATTACAAGGCGCTGAATTTAATTTGAATGGAATTGAATTAACCTTAAATTTTTAAATTTTATGAAAACAATAAACATTAAAGGAAAAGAGTACATCACAGTTAATGAGCGATTAATTTATTTTAGAAATACAAATGAATTTGAAGGCTTTGGAATTAAAGAGGATATTGTCAGTATTAATGATACTGAAGGAATTTTTAAAGTAACAATCTACGATTCTAATGGTGAGCCTATTGTATCGGCACACGCACAAGAATACAGAGATTCGAGTTACATAAATAAAACTTCTTTTGTAGAGAATGGATTTACCTCCGCTTTAGGTAGAGCGTTGGGTTATTTGGGTATTGGAATAGATACTTCCATAGCATCTGCAAACGAAGTTCAAAACGCCGTTAAAAATCAAAAATCAGACAACAGAGAATGGCTAACAGATTCACAATTTAAAGCAACTTTAAAGGGTACAAAAGATCAAGCCGAAAAGGTTTTAATTTCGTATAAAATGAAAAAAGATTACAGAGAACAAATAGTAAATAATTTTAATTTAAAATAGTAAAACAATGAGTAAAGAAACAATCTACTGCGGAGGCGGTAAACAAGTAAAAGGAGAATACGGAACTTTTAGAGCCGTAACAATTAATCTGTCAAATCTACCGGCAGAACATATTTTTGAATATGAAGGGAAAAAGTATGTAAAGCTAAATATTAGCGATAAAAAAGAGGCTGACCAATACGGAAAAGATGTATCGGTTTCTGTTAATACTTGGAAGCCTGAGGCACAAACTGAGCAAAAAGCAAAAGCGGCAGCTCCAGTAAATGATTTACCATTTTAGGTAATTGACAAGCAAAAAACAATAAGCGGTTTCATAT